GTTCTGTCCATTTATTAATTCCAAATAAAAATACGCCTACCCAGAAGCCCATACACATTGAACAATGGAAAAGTTTGCCAAAATTATAAAACCATTTTTTTGATGGTCGAATTTTATTAAAAATCGAACCATACACAAGAATCTGTGTAAGGCCATAAGCTGTAAGAATAAAATAAACTAGATCCACAAAATTACCTGTAATCTTTGACGCCTTTGCCCTTCCATCGAGCGTTCCAACCACGAGTATCATAATGAACAAAGCTTGTATAAATGCCAATTCCACCTTTTTTAATTTTTTGTTCTTTAATTAACTTATTTATCATTATTTTTACTTCATGTGGCGTCATTCCGCGGATAATAATATCTGCCGCGCGGGCCTGCATATGCTGAGATCTTCTGGCACCGCTGATTCGTCTATTATATGAAGGGCTACGGTATCCAGAAATGACACGAATCGGTTTGCCTACATAATCTCGGATAACTTGAAGATTCTCTACTAGCTCTGTTAAATTATCCATAAGATCGTCTGGTACATCTGTTCCGTCTCTACATTTAAATTCAGATTTCTTAAAATTTTTAGAAAGTTGATCACTCATAATTATGCTCTATACATTCCTGTCAGACCAAAGGCGGCTGAGCTGCCTGGCCAACGATTTTGTACTCCTTTTCTTTGTTTATGCCATTTTGCTGCATCATCAAGACTCGTTGTGTAATCATCATCTGGTTCTAATAACCATTTTTCTACTTCATCTTGATATTTTTCGTCGCGACTATAATGCGGTAGCTCTTCGTGGATAAATTTTCCAATGACAAATATGGCTACTTGAACTGGATCTACTTTATCAAAAATTGGAGGAGGTAAATTTGCTTCTAGAGATCCATAAATATTACCGCCTTGTACAGAGTCAAAAACAATTATTCCTTTTTTTGTTAAAAAAGTAAACAGTCGACTTTGGGCCGCATAGACATGATCGCCCATATCATCTTTTGGGAAAGTTACAATTTTAAGCATATGTGGCATGATTACGATATCGATATCTGGATGATCAAAAAGAACTAAACTGCCGTCTAACATTTTTCGAATGTTCAAACTTATTTGTGCTTGTGGCTTTGGTTCCCCAGGTGCTGTTTCTGGGACCTCTTCACCAGTTATTACAATGTTAATATCTGGCTCTTTCTCACCTATTTGAATGTCAATATCTGGCATCGGTTAACCTTCCATTTCTTTTGCTAAATTTTGTATTTTTAGTATTTGTTCTAACATGTCTTTATTAATCGGTTTGTTTTTAAAATTTTCAATTAAGCTGAGAGTCTTATTAATTTTTTCTGTTACTGCTTTATCGCTTTTTATCTCTTTCGCATAAGGTGTGTTATATATAACCTTTTTTAAACGACTAATCTCTTCATTTAAAAACAACTTTAAGCTAATTCCATTATCCACAAATGACAAAACATAATTATTTAATAATTTTTTTTGCTCCTCTAGTAATTTATTGTTATACTCTTCATTAAACTTTTTAACAAATGTCTTATAAGCTAAATTACTGATTGGGACTTTGTTTGACTTTTCTTTCGTAGATATTATCTTTTCTAATAAATTTGCTTCCAACAAGACACGATTTTTTATTGGGACATTGAAGTCAAAAATTTGAGCTATCGTTGCGAGGTTTTTATAGTTTGGCACAAAATTTGAAAAAACTTGTTTTGATAATGCCTTGTTTATCTTTGAAATAACTACACTTTGCTCCAAAAATACTTGTTCGCGATCTATTTTTTCATGAGATCTTTTTGCTTCTTGAATTAATTTTTCAGCAATTTGTGGTTTCATCTCTTTTGATTCATAAAGCGGTTTATATAGCCGCAACTCTTTTGCCAACTCAGTATTGCCAGAAAAATGTTCTTTTATTAATGTTATAATCTTATATCGCCTCGCATGGTTGCTAGTTAAAGTGCTTTTAGCCATCTCTCTAATTAAAATCTCATATAAGAAAGCTGTATTTCGTTTCTTATTATGCCTTAGTCTCATCTTTTAACTCCAATTCCTTAATCAAATCTTGTATTTGCTTGCTTGACTCTAAAAGCTTTTGTTCCTCTTCTTTATAAGTAGTTGTGTTCTCCTTGTAAATAGTATTTTTTCCCAAACCAAGGAACTCTAATGAAGCAAGGTGTGCAAGGTCTGATGCTCCTTTATGAATATTGCGTTTTGTATTTTTGCCAACTTCGTTCGCCCATTGGCTTTTATAATGTCTGTTCCTAGCTCCCATATCTCTTCTATCATAAGTTACTGGCTTATACCAATTTCCTTTAGACTTTGAAGTTGTTGTTGTTTCAGTATTTCCATATGCATTTTTTCTTCTTGCTTTCCAATGATCTTCTTCATCGCGTTTACCCGGTGGCGCGGCCAGCAAAGCTGATTCTTCTCCTTCTTCGCCGCCTTCGCCTTCGGCTGGTGCTTCACCGCCTTCACCTTCGGCTGGGGCTTCACCCTCTGCGGGAGCTTCGCCGCCCTCGCCTTCGGCTGGTGCTTCACCGCCTTCACCTTCGGCTGGAGGCCCGGGTGGTGCTGCTTGTTCTGCTGCTTGTTGTGCTGCGCCTTGCATTTGTGCCATCATAGCTTCGCGTACAGTCTCTTGTGCAACGTCAAATTTTCTATCATAGAACATTTCTCTTTGGTTTCTAATCATATCTTCATCGCTAAAGCCAAATAAATGTTCAGACACCCATCGTCTGCTAAAGTAACCTTCTGTGGCGCTAGCTGCTGTGTCAAACTTTGTTCTCCAATGTTCAAGCTCTTGCAACTCTGCAAGCTGTGATGGATTGTTTAAAGTTATTTTAAATGAAACTAAATCATCGCTTCTATATCCTAATGTAAAAAGATGAACAATTCCAACTTTTTCCAATTCTGCAATAACAGATCTTTGGAGTCTTTGAACGGTTCTAGCAAATCTTATATCTTTTTGTGCAAGTGTGGACTTATCTTCTTCTGCCCCCTCTCCGCGTGCTAGGTATGATTGAGGAACTTTTAATGCAGAAAATAATTTATCTCTTAAATATTTAACGTCTTCGATATCGCCTGTATATGTTCCGCCTGGCAGTGATTCAACCTTAGTTGACTGGACCGCCCCTCGAACAGGGATAAAATAATCTTCATCAATACTCATGGGGTTATAACGTAAGTCAACTCTGCCTGTTTCTGGGTCAACTACTTGATTTCTTTTCATTGAAGTAATCGCCTTCTGCATATATTGTTCAACATCTTGTGGGCTAATATTTCCAACATCGATATAAAAGACTCTTCTTTCTGGGGAGCGAACAATCCGATATGCCATCATCGCATCTTCTAAAAGTGTCAATTGGCGCCAGATTCTTCTTGCAGGCTCCAGGACAGAAGTCCCATATGGAGCGTACTTGTCATTTCCGAGAATTCTAAAGTGCGCCATTTGCCAGTTTTCAAATGTTAGACCACCGGTGTTCCATTGATATTGAACGTAATTTGGATTGCCTTTGTCCTCTCCTTCCAATCTTTCAACCTCTGGAGTTGGAAGACCGATGGCGTTGACGACACCAACTTCAGGATTCAAATCTAAATAAAGAAAGAAGTCTCCATATTTACACATTGTTCGGCACCAGCCAAATAAATTAAATTCAATATTTAAAATATTATAATAAAGAGTATCTAATATGCTTTTAATTTCCTCATTTGGGCATTTAATAGAAATGATATTTCGTAGATTATTAGATGTCGTCATCTCATCTGCATAAATGTCTAGTGCAGAAGCGATTTCAGGTGTATATTCCATCTGATCGAAATCAACATATCGTTGAGTTCTATTTTGTGCTGCCATGATGTTAGCAGAAAGATTATCGAATGGGTTATAAGATAGTCTTTGAAATTTTTGACCTGCAACGTCTTTAAACCGACTACTATATTTATCTAACCGTCGTCGAGATAGTTGTCTCGTACTTTGTGAACGGTAATTAATGATCGGGCCCGAAAAGATTCTTGTTAATTTTTTAAATAAGGGCCAAGTTGAATCTTTGGGGTTTTTATTTCTATTCGCCATGCTTTATCCTTTTAGTAACCATAAATGTTCTTTAAATTCCTTTTCTTCTTTTTCAAAATCTTTGCGATGGTCTGTCATTCCAGGAATTCTTGTATCTAAAACAGAGTTACTCTTTATTATAGACCCTAATAGAGCTTTTTTATACTCTAAATCTCTTTTATTTTCAATAATTGCTGTATCTCTCACCCAACATCCAATTGCGCAAGCCATAATTAAGTCATCATTATAGCCTTGTTGAGCTTCTGCTCTACCATTGTTCCAAATAAATGTATCCAATTCGGATCTTAGTCTTGAAGAATAAATTGTTAATATTTTATTTCTGATAAACTCTTCAAACTTTGCAATTAGAAGCGGTTTTGTCTTTGAAGAGGTTGTAAACCCTGCAATAGTGCCTGTACGACTGTCAGCAACTAGTGGATCGATATACTCATGTGTAGATTTAATAGAGTGATAAACATTAGGATATTCTTTTTCTTTTAATTTTTCTAACACAGAAAATCCAACGGAGTTATTTTCAACAACTACCATGCAATTGCCAAATTCCCTACCAGCATTAAGCACTACTTCTGAAAAAAGATCAGGTGTTAACTTTCCTTGGTATTCTGCGATAATTTCCATAGTTTCTAATTTAAATATATGAAATACAGAATAGTCATTTCCATCGCCGCGAGCAACATCTGCTGATAATAAATAACTATTTTCTGAATTGTACTCTTCCCAGATCCAAAAGTTTCTATCAAGCCCTGTTCTATATTTTGGTGCTACAATTTGTTTATCGACTAGCGCTATATCTTCTGGGTGGACAACGGTATCGCCTGAAGCATTAAAATTACATTCTAGCTCTTGGGCGATTTGTCGCTTCGACATGTTTTTTGTTTCTTTTTTAAACCAATGATCATCGCGATCAGGATGTGCATACCACATTAATTTGATGGGATGAAAGTCGCTTTTCTCTGCAGCGGCGGAAATATATGTTTTATGAAACCAGTTACCGACACCATTCGGTGTTGAAAGCGCGATGCATCGACCACCTGTTGAAAGCGTTGGATATAAACCTGTCCATAGTTCGTCTAGGCCTTCAACATGTGCGGCCTCATCTACGACCAATAGCGACAAGGCTTCTGAACGGCCAGCGTCTGCGGATGTCGAAGAAGCTTTAATTTGAGAACCATTACTTAATTCAAAAGAGCTTCTATTATCTACTTCAACTTTTGCTATTTGAACCCAGTCTGGTAAATGTTTAAGCATGTGTTTAACTTTTTTAACAAGATTAGAGGCAGTAGTATATTTTGTAGCCATTACAAGAATGTTCTTGTCGCGATGGAAAAGCATTAACCATACAACGTAAGCAGCTGTAATTGTTGAAATTCCTAATTGGCGCGCCTTAAGAATGACTGTAAATCGATGGTCATCAAAGTTATTTAATAACTCAGATTGGTAATCATATGTTTTAAATGGAACTAAACCTTTTAGCGGATGTGAAATTCGAGCGTAGCTATTAACAAAATAAACAGGATCCTTCCCGCATTTGAGGATCTCTTTCTTCATTTCTTTTTTTGTTAATTGGTATGTCACTTATTTTATCCTTTAATAGATACATTTTGTGGTTTCTTTGCGTTTTCTCCGCTAAGTGCCAACC